ATTTGCGCGATGCTGATACACGCCGGATTAACGAGCTACGGGACGCTGAAACAAGACGTATCAACGAACTTGCGGCACAGAAACAAATTTTCGATCTGGAGCTGGCGCGCGTTATCCGGGCCAATGTGGATTCGTCCGCGCTCTTGCTGGCGACCCAGCTCAAGGAAGTGAAAAACGACCTGTCCGACAGGACGGCCAAACTGGAACAGTTCCGATGGGAGAGCGGTGGCGCCGGCACCGGGCGCAGCGATGTTGCCGGGTGGGTGAACACGTTATTGCTGCTATTGATTGCGGCAGGAGGTCTTGCCGTTGCGTTTAGAGCGAAACCTGTAGCCAGGAGATAGGGGTTGCTCGACGTTTAGGCATCACCGAGCGGTAGCGCGCTATCGATCTTCGCTGCCGCCAATTGACAAACCTGTTCGGCCAGTCCGCGACCGCCATCGGCAATCTTTCCCCCGAAGTTTTCGGCAATGCGCCTCAATTCGTCCTGGCAATTCGGACTGCGACCTTCGGCGCGCGTCTTGATAATACCGGGCCAGTCTGCAACTTCATTCATCGCCTTGGCGGCCTCGATCGCCTTCTCTTTGCTCGGAAAGTCGCGCCCGACGCAACAACCCGTCCGTGGCTCCATGATGCGATCCCCATAGACCACCAAATCCCCAACAGGGGTCTCCATCATTTTGCGGAGCATGGGTGGCGTATTGCGCATCATTACGTACTCGGAGGTCTCTTGTGACCCGACAACTGCGATCGATAGTTGTCGTAATTCTTTCGGATTGTCGCCAAGACATCTTCATGGACGAGCGCCGCAAGGTCCAGCGCCGCTTGCTGGCTGTCACTGGCGATGCAGATCGTGGCGCATAGCATGTCCTGCGTTGCCGGCAGGACGATGGCGACGGGCTCGCCGCAGGCCGCTAGGTTCATGGCCTCGAACATCGGCCAGCCCTTCGGCAGGTTCATCATGGTCCCGAATAGCTAACAGAGCGCGACCCAATCGTAGTCGGCATAATAGGCCCAGATTTCCGGCTTCTCGCCCATGAATGTAATCAGGGCATTTCCGATCTGCCAGCGCTCGTACTTATGCCGGTCGTCTTGCGTGAGATGCGGGCCGACGTTGTTTGCCAACCATTGCGTCGTCGCTGCCAGCCTACGGGCTTCGGGAGTTTCAGCGTAGAACGTTTTACCGTCCTCGGACACGACACCGATCGAGATAAGTTCGATCGTCCGGCCGTTTTCGTAAAATTCGGTATCGAACCAAAATCTCAATCCCGCCTCCTGTTGCTCGGTCACGACCGATCTCCGGTCAAATCTTCCGCTTCGCCATCAATGCCCGATGCTTCTCAAGCCCCGACAGCCGCACCACCACCTGCCCCCCGATGGTCTTGCGTGCCCACGACTCCCGCCCTCCCGGCCACGGTTTGCTCGGCCTGTAGGATCCCGTATCTCGCGCCCGCACGTTTCGATGCTTGGTCACTTGCGGCTTCACGACCGCAGCACCGTGCGAAAGATTGCAGCGCTTATGCGCGATACCGGTCTGCGTCCCGCCGAATGCTTTCGGCTTATCGCCCTCATGGCTCTCGTGCCAGGCTTGATCTTTCTGCACCGGAAGGCCGCAGAGATTGCATATCGGAAGCTCGCCGCATTGCGCCGCGATCGAGCGGGCGACTTCGCGGTCCCATAGTTGCAGGCGCTTGCGGGTGTGGGTATTCATTTTGGATCAAGGCTTGGCGTTGGGGTGTTTCGGCTCGGAGCGGTCAGGGATCGTTGTGGTCTGGATGCGAGGATTTGAACCTCGGACCTCCGCATTCCAAGTGCGGAGCTCTACCGGGCTGAGCTACATCCAGTTAATCTTTGAATGGGTCAAACTCTCCTTCACCAGCCATCGCCACGGCGAATGGCCGCAGGGTGTGAAGCACCTTCACCGAAGCGGAATGATGCGCAAGCACTTCCGGCAAGCGACGGTAAGCCATCGGGCTCTCATCTAGATCGGCGCCGACCAAGGTAACGCCGCGCTCCTGCAGCCAAGCATCCATCTGTGCCTTGGTGAACCGGCGTTTGGCCTCCTTGCGGCCAAATAACCGCCCGGCGCCATGCACGGTCGAATAGAGTGAAGCGCGAGCCTCCGGGCCGTCAACGCCCTCCAAGATCACCGCATCATCGCCCATCGATCCGCCTACAAACCCGCGTTGGCCGGGGAACGCCGGGGTCGCGCCCTTTCGCACTACCCAAAGATCGCGACCACTATGGGTCTCGCGCCAAGCATAATTGTGGTGATTGTGCACCATGTCAGTTATGGTGCCCCCGATGATCTTGCGCACGCGCTCGATCACCCATTCTCGGCCAGCGTAGGAATAGCGGCCCGCGAGCTGCATGGCGGCAATGTACCGGCGCCCCAACTCAGAATCCTCGTCAAGCACGGCGGGCGGGACGTTAATTCCATCCTTGCCGCCAGCCGCTTTTAGGTAGCGCGTGGCGCTGGTGTGTCCGAGCCCGCGGCTACCGAAGTGCACGCCGATCCAAACAAAGCCGTCCTCGTCGCGCATCAGGTCAACGTAGTGGTTTCCTGATCCTACGGTGCCGAGTTGGGTGACTGCCTTCTGGCGGTAGGCTTCCATGTCCGACTCGCGCCATGCATCACCATCGTCGAACAGGCCATGCTCGACGCGCTCGTCATTGGTGCGTCCGACGCCGAACGAAATCACCTTGGCGACGTCCTTGATGATCGGCCCAAGCTTGTCCTCGATCGCATCGAATCTAGTATCCAGCCGCACGGCCATGTTGCCGCAGCCGATATCGAAGCCAACGCCCGATATGCTGATCTGCTTCTCGTAGGCAATGACGCCGCCCACCGGTTGCGCATAGCCGAGATGGCCATCGGCGCAAATTACCCCGGCCACCACGTTGCCGCTTGCCATGCAGTTGCGCATCTGCGTCAGGGTGCCTTCATCGTGGTTTCCGAACACTTTCAAAGGTGCGTTCTGAAACTCGATTACTTGGGGTGCGATTGTATTGGCGGCGATGTCCGCAGCCGTCGCGGCTTGCTCGCGCGCGACATGCTCGGCTCGCGCCGCATCGCGGAAGGTGCACCATGTCGGCATAGGGCGCTGGCCAGGACGGTCGATCTTGGCATCGGGGTCCAACCCGGCCGCAGTTGCCAAGGCGCGAGCGCGCTCCTGATACGGATCGATTCGTTGTCCCATGGTGTTCTCCTGACTCACCCACCTTAAATAAAGACCACCCTACAAGTCAAGACTTGACTCCTTCAAATCAGCCCTTAATATTCGCCCCATGAACGCATCCCTTGATTCGGCCCTGCAGGAAGCCATCGCCAAAGCTGGCGGCCAATCGGCCTTGGCGGATTTCCTGGGTATCCGCCCCCCGGCCGTGCATGGCTGGCGGCGCTGCCCGGCCGAACGGGTGCTCGAGGTCGAGCGCGCCTCAGGCGTCCACCGCTCGCGTCTGCGGCCTGATCTCTACCCGCCGCATGAATACGGCCTCAACGACGCCCAGACGCCCGCAGAGCAGCCCTGAAACCGCAGAGGTTCCCAGATGGTCTGGACCGAAGAAATGATCCGGGAATTGCTCAACCTGAGACATGACGGAGCCAGCACGCCCGACATCGCCGCCAAGCTCAATCTGTCCCGCAATGCAGTCCTGGGCAAGCTTCATCGCATGGGGCTGCTGTGTACCGCCGAGGAAGTCCGCGAGAAACGATCGAAGGGACAATTAAATCGGGCGGCTGGCGCCCACGATGCCGGCGGCAAGCCTATGGTTTCCACCCGGTCCAAAACCAACGGTTTTGCGTGGGACCTGCCGCCACCCGATCAGATCACCGACTTGCCAAAGGAATCCGCCCCCCACGGCATTCCCCTTCTCAAATCCGAGCCGCGTCATTGCCGCTGGCCGATCGGCGAGCCGCGCGAGCCTGACTTTCTGTTCTGCGGCGGATTGATCGTGTTCGGCAGTTATTGCGCTCGCCATTCTCGCATGGCCTATCGGCGCTGGGAGGCACGAGCATGATGGTAATTGCCGCAAATAGCCTAGAAGGTAAAGCGAAAGCGCTGGCGGATCGGATCGAGGCTTTGCAGAT